CTCGTTTAGACACCCCAAAATGTTTAAGTTATTCATAGGGTTAGCGTTGTTACTTGATGTCATTTATACCCCCTTGCCCTAGCTCGCCCGCTAATGCTGCATACCCACACATATCAATAGCATTATCAACATGCGATGGGCTGTGTTTGTATCTAGCTATCTTGAGTAGTGTCATTAGTATTGCAACATCTTGAGGAGTAATCGGATGATTGAGATAAGCAGACCATAGCCTAGCAATATTAGCAAAGTTATTCTCTGCTTGACCATGCGTTGTTTGTCTATCTTTAGTTATATATTCATTAGCAGTTCTTAATATTTCTGTCTTATCCATGCCTTACCTTTCTTATAATATAAATGATACACACTATACACACTAACCACTTAACATAGTCTAATGCACATAGTATATCACATAGCACATACTCATCCATCTATGCGTATGATCGTGTGCCTGACTTGTCTATGATAAGCGCTTGCTTGCGCGCTATATACCCTTCACCATTAGGCACAGATATATGCACCCAACTATCAAACTCTCTAATCAATTGGTCATACTGAATATCACTCTTAATAATCTTCTTAACAATCTGATCGGGAGTTAATCCATCTATTCTAATATCGGCAGCACATCCAATGCAATGCTGACTTGTTGGCTTGCTACCTAATAAAGAATTAACTGTAATACTGCGATAAGCACTATTAATGCGAATAGGTTGATTAAATAAATTGCGAACATCCTCAAGTAAAACGGCAAGGCGAGTAAGATTAGCAATAGTAAATTTATCAGGATTGTTATCCAAAGAATGTCGTTTAGCAATATCACTATAAGTCAATTCATCTAAAGTAAAGTGTTCTGATAATTTCATTTCTTAATACTTAAATACATTCTTTCACCAATAATAAAACTCATGCAAGCACCTGTCATATCCAAAAATACTGACACAATGCCTAATTGAATGCCTGGTGAATAAACTACAAATATTGTAGCAAGCAAAATAAAAGTAATAATAACATATCTATATGATGCTCTTAAATCAACAATCCATTTTGATGGCTCGCCTGATGGTGTATCTAATGCGGCTAATGCTTTAAGCTTTTCTGTTTCTGCTTGTATTAATTGAATGCGCTCTTGCATATTTTGTGGTTGTCCACCTGCGCCACCTGTAAACTTGGCAAATATACCTCTAACTCCATCCGTAAATGCTGGCACTAATGCTGGCAATATTAATCCTAAAATTCCACCCATATTAAAACTCCTTTATATCAAGTCCAATATAAACATCACAAACTTTCTTTGCTAACTTCTTAAATCTTTCCTCATGCTGATCGTAATCATCATATCCATTATAGTATAAATAAACATGGCAACATTCGTGAAGCATGGTTACAAATATCTTATCCCAAGTATCACACATCTTATCTATTTCAATTCTCATTGGATGAGTATGAAAATAACCCATCACTTCATTAGTATTGATTACAGAGAATGTTATACGATGCGCTTGGGGCATACCACGCATTTCATTAAATGGTGGTAAAGATGATAATGCTTTATATATTTTGCGAAGATTTTGTTTCGTCAGTAACTTGCCCATAGTCCGCATCCGTATAAGTAATCAATCCATTGTCAGAATAATATAAATACTTGCCTTCGTTTTCATCTTGTGTTTTTAAACTATGATGCGGCTGACATAAGCTTTGAAACAGATTACTTCTAAACTTACTCTGATCTTGTCTATGCGGAAATACATGGTCTATATGAAGCGCTTGAACCACTTTACCTTCAAGCAAGCAAGCTGCACATAATGGCTTTTTGCTTAATTGAGCTATTCTTTGTTTCTTCCAAAAGGCAGTTGAATAAAGCTTACTATTCTCTTTACCTTTATCTGTTATAGCCCCACCATGCTCATTGCAAAAGGTGGATCGGCTAGTCTTTTCATTCTTGCAACCTAACTCCCGACACTTTGTATTGAGCGGGGCAGTTGGCATTAATCTAAAAAGGTTAAACGATATATTGTTGAATCAAGAAGCGACATAAGATTATCAACACTATTTTGAATAGAAGTATAATCACCTACAACGTCTCTATTCTTTACTAGAAAATCTCTTACCGCCATAACTTCTGTTAGTGCATCAGAATTAGGTGCTTCATAAGTTGCTGGATATTCTACAATCTCTTGATATGCGCCTTGCCATTCTTCAATAATTGAATCAACAAGATCAGGCAATGATTCATAATACTTTTGAAGCGCTTTGTGTTCTGAATATGATTTGGTCTGTAAATGCAAAATATGACCATTGGTTGCTGCATGAAGTAGTTTTAAGAAGAATTCGCCAATAGTTACTTGTGGCACTTCAATAATTGCTTCATTGATTGAATATACTTTTTTCATAAGATTACCTATTCATAAAATAGATGGCTATTGCCATGATAATAACACCGAGTAGTAATTCTATCATAAATTATCCTTGATTAAGTTTAAAGTTTCTGCTAATAACTCCGCTTCTGTTCCAAACTTTCTTTCAAACTCTTTAGCCCCAGCATGAAAAGCTATGCCATAGCCACCATTTCTATGATGATTAGGACATAAAGGGTAAGCCAAACTCCAATGGGCGCGTTTATGACCTTGCCCTGATCGCATATGGTGTATTTCAGGAGCAGAGTAACCCCAACCTTCTCGCCTACAAACTATACATCCCAATTGAGATAATTTGTCGTAGTGTTTTCTTTCATCTTTAGTCATTAATCACCACAAAAGCAAGCAATAGTTTCTTCTTCTGATCCAAACATATCACCTTGAGTTTTAGAATATTCCATCATTTGTTTATAACTAGGTCTATCTTTTCTAAATCTTGCTCCATCACCTGTAAATTGACCTGTTGATTTAATTTTAGCTTCTTGTTCCATCCACCAAATAGCTCTTTCAGGTTTTTCTTGAATAAGACTTAAGGTTTGAGGATATCCTTTAAGAAAACATAAATCACAATTTCCATGATAAGTTTTGCCATTAATATTAGGAAGTTCTAAATCAAATTCTTGTTCTGCCCAAAAATTTCCAACATCTTTAGATGTTATTCCATCAACAAACAATGGCACTCTATCCCTAGTTACTTTAGCCGCCCTTCTAGGCTCGTCTGCTCTTATACCAATCCAATCAGAATTTTCATCATGCTTCCAGCCCAAATCTTTTAAATACCTATGAATTGTTCTGATCTTTAATTCTACTGTGCAAAATCTAGTTACAGGATTAGGTAAATAATTTTTCTTTTCAATGAGCGCGGCAAAAGGTTCACCATTTCTACTTGCAGTTTCATAAGTTATTTCTTTGTATCTTGGCTTTTCAGGTAAATATTCAAGCCAAACTATAGGGACATTCCATTTTGTTGCACAATCATTAATAAATTTAAGAGTTGCTTCTTCTTCTTTTCCTGTGTTTGCAAATATAACTTTTGCATCGTCAGGCAATCCATTATTAGATTGCAATACTCGCCAAAGCATATAACCTGAAGTTCTACCCCCACTAAAACTAATAACTGTAGGCTCTATTATCTTATACGGATCGCTCATTCAATACTCCATCCCAATTGAGCAAAATAGGATTCTATTTGCTGAATATATAAACTAAATTCTTCCACAGTCAAATCTGTTGTTGATCTAACATAAGGCACTTGAACCTCATTAATTATCTTTTGTTCTGTAAGAAATAAATGCCCACAGAGTAAATGCACTTCCATTGGAAGATAGCCTGTGAAGTTACTAATGCTTTTATACAATCTGCCCCACAAAAACTTATTAGCTTCAATAGACCGCTTATCGCCACTAACCTTTTCTTTGATTGTAACTTGAGGTGTCTTGCCTTTTTTGATTAATTCTTCCAAATAAATCATTAATTGGGACATGTTCTGACTGCTCACTATCCAATCTCTCTGCTTCATCTTTTAGCACCTTTGCGTCATCGTGTATTTTAATCATCTTGTGTGCATCCCATAATACATATTTATTAGCGCCATCGGCTAAAGTGTATCGAGATATATAAAAATTATTGCGTTCAATGCAATATTTACTAACCTTGCTCCATTTATTTTGCATTTATAGCTTCCTTTGCGAATTCAAGTGAGATTGCTGGATAATTTTTTGGGTTAGCAATAATACGATGCGCCCAAGCCCTCATATCTTTTAGCTTCTTATCCTCAATCTTATTGTCTTTCACAAACCTATTTACATTTGCTGCATATACCGCATTAGCTTCTTTAGATAGTTTAGGTGCTTCTAGCCTGGCAAACTCAATTGGCTTTTCCCTGCACAATTGCAAAATGTCAAAAATGCTGGGAAAGAATTTACTGTTATCAACATGTTTATCAAAAGCTTTTGTTACTACATTAAATTCAAACTTCTCAAGCTTATAAAACCAAACTCGAAGTGTATCCTGATCTAAAGGTTGTTTTTGATACAGAGTTGTTACTGTGTCCATCATTTGTTTAAAGCCTATCTTATTATTAGAATCCATAATCACCTAAAATTGAATTAAAATTAGCTTCAACAAATTGTGGTTTTGATCCATATTTATAAGCGGCATCACAAACTATCTTGTCATATACATTCATTTTAGTTGGCTTAATTTTTTTAAGTTTGTAGTAGCGTTCTAACACTTCAGTGGCTACATGCCAGCCTATAGGTCTATAGCCCAACATCATTCCACTTTTAACATTATTAATACTTCCCTTCTCTCTTATCCAATAATATAAAGGGATTTGTGTATTTCTTTCTTTGTCTTCTCTTATCATATATTTTCCTTTTATTTAGCCATCATATACAAACCAACATTTCCTAGCGCATAACCAAAATAACAAATACCCATTCCATGATTGCCAATCCAAAACTGTTCAGCGCTTATATAAGTGTATATAGCGCCTGTGATAATAATTAATATATGGCTCAAAATGGTGGCTCATCTCTTATTAGATCAAATACATTTTCTTTCGGTAAAGCTGGCAATCGTTCAATCTTATGATTGCCCCTATGCAATATATAACATTCAGCTTCATGCTTTGTTCTAAATCTGCGGATGGGTTCGCCTAAATCATCAAAAACCAAGTATCTAAATAAAACTTCCATGGAATAATTCATCGTATAAATGTTAATTCTAACACTAATGATATTCCTAATAACAGTCCAAAAAATCCACCAACTATTAATATTTTGATTGCAATATTAATAAAACTAACCATTAAATTCTTCCCATAAGAAATATAAGACAAGTGTAACAACCAAGAATATAACCACCCACAAAATAAAACCAACAATTTTAAAGACCAACCACAAATTTGCTAGAATCATATTTTTTCTCAATATCATTAATTTTTTTAGAATTTATAACTCCTAATTCAGATATAACTAAATTATGCTTCTTACCACGAATGTCTTGCATCCATTCCAAAGTGTCAGGCGGAAAAAATGAAATCATTTTCCATACAAGATTTCCTTGTGTATCAAATTCTTCTACCATCCAAACTTTAGTTTCCATGTCTTATCCTTTTAGTTTCTCTAATATTACTTTTGCATTTCTAACACAAGGTATTTCATCGTATCGAGGATCACCTTGAGTTAAACCTTCCACCATCCAATCCAAAGCTTCTACAAGCTCATTGACATCTCTAGCTAATGCTTTACGATACTCAAGATCAGTTTGAGTTTGTCTATGGACTTTTAAAAGCCATTCTTTGGTGTCGGGTTCTTTATTTTTCATTATTAATCATTCTGACAGATTT